CCTTATTAACATATCGATTGGCGATATCTGCTTTCTTAATATTTTTACTATTTTTGTTGAATAATACTTCTTCCAATATAAGAGGAATAGAACTTTTACCAACACCATTCGTTCCCACAAGCTGTGTGAGCGTGGCTTTGGACAAGTCAATTTCATTTCCCTCTCCATACGAGAAGCAATTACTCCATGCTAAAGTTTTTAGAATAATCATTAAATACTCTCACTATATTGTCTGTTTTCTCTATTTTTAGTATCTCGGTTAGATACTTTACTAATTCTTCTTCCATTGTAAGATTTTCAAGATCAAGCGTTGCTTCGGTTTCTCTTTTTACTACTTTCTTGTCAAGTAATTCTGAGTTTTTTACTTTTGCTAAATCTTGAACATCTCCTTCTATTTCATAGATTGTATGATGCCATTCTGTCTGCACCATTTCATCGGGGTCATCTACTGTTTTACGAATTAACTGAGGTAAGTTAAATTCATGCCATGTCCAATTAAAGTTATCATCAATAAGTAAGTAACCTGTTTTTACTTCATTACGATGAAAACTTGTAGTCATTGGACTGCCAGGATATACAATGTTTCGTTGAGTATTCTCGTGAGCATGTAAATCTCCTGCAAAAACTGTTCTGAATTTATCAAATCGAGTTAAATCGACTTCAGGTACTACATGAGGTGGTATCTCTCCACGAACATGAGTAAATAAATGTTCTGCATCTATTTTTTCTATACTATTCTTTTTATGCAAATCTGCATAGGGAAGAATTGCCCATTCCATTGTTCCAGTAGTTCCATAATACGTCTCAGTTATTACTTCTACTAGAGGATTCAATTCATTTGTTACTCGAATAAGATTATCAAAAAATGTTTTATTCTTACGAGTAGCTTCATGATTGCCGTCAAATATAATTGTTTTTACTCCTACACCTTTTACAAAGTCAAAGTAAAGAGTAAGCTCGTCCATTGAAGGCATACGATCAAAAAGGTCACCACCAATAATATGTAAATCTATCTTAGGCTCTAAGTCTTTCAACTGTTGAAAGAATAGTTCGTACCTTGAGCAAGCCCAAGGCAGAGGAACATTCTTTTGGCCTAATTTAATATGCCAATCTGCGGTAAACAGTATCATGCTACAAAATCTTCTCCTGGTTGCCATTCACAACCTGTTAGTCCACCTGCTTGAATTGCTCGTAAAGTTCGAAGAACTTCATTTGCATTTCTGCCTGTGTCAAGTGTATTTACACTCACATGTTGTATAATACACTCTTTATCCATAATGTATGTTGCTCTGTAGCAAACACCTTCAAACTCATTTACTATTCCTAGTTGTGAAGATAGTCTTAACATACCATCACAAGCAAGAGGGTGTTTAATATCTCTAATAAGTTCGTTATCTTTTTTCCAAGCTAACTTACAAAACTCATTATCACCACTAATACCGATTACATTGGCTTTATGTACTAACATATCCATACCTGCAATTTCGGTAGGGCAGATAAAAGTAAAATCTTTTGGATAGAAGTAAACTACAGTGTAGTCATGCTTCAATGGTTCATAGTTTTCTGTGACAGAAACTTCTACGATTTCATTATTTTCATTCACACCTTTTAATCTAAAAGGTGGAAACTTTTCTCCTACTCCAATCATTATTCTACATCAAACTCTGATGAAATACTTTCATCAACTGAGCCTCCTTCTTCGGTTATTCTTTTTAGAAGCTCTAACTGCGCATCTGCTGTTGGTCTTGGAAGAACATCGTCCATTGACTTTAGATTTGCAATAAGCTCCTGCTCACTCTCATCGAGTGCTCTTGGTTTACATTTCAATGCTTGTAACTAGTACTCCACATTAAATACTTGAGGGCCTGTTTTAATTCTTTTGAAATAAACGTCCCACCCTGTTTCCGTATCAGTTGGGTCTCCTAAATCTTCAGAAGCAGTCATTATTTGGTCAAATAACTTTCTCTTTAGATTAAAGATTTTGATACTTGGTTCGCTTCCACTGTAATCAATACACTGAATAGCATAAGACCAAGCACATTTTTGGTCTGGATAGTAAGAAGGCACATGGTCTACTTCTTTATTGTTGAATGTTTCTGTGTTTCTATCGAAAGCTAAACACTCAAGAGGTAGATTCTTATTGTTTTCACCTTTTACCCAGTATAAATATCTAGGTAGTAAATCACCTACGAGTCTTACGTGATGATTTTCTTTGCCTGTATAGACATATGATTCTATTTTTTCTTTTTGAGCTGAACCTTTACTCTGATTAAATTTAATTGCCATTTTTATTCTCCTGTGTCTCCTCAAACATAAAGTGAATACGATTCGCTTTAATATCAAGCAGTCTATTGTTGTTAATAACACCCTGTGACACTTGGCAGTGCAACAGGTCTAATGTGGTGTCTTTCGTTTCATTATAATAGTGATAGGAGCGAAACGATGCGACACCTGCATATTCTACTA